ACTATACTTTTCCCAACCACCAATAACTTCAGGAAAGCCTTGTCTAAACCGAACTTTATCACAATCTACCCAACCACTTTCATTTGAATATGAAGTAATATCACGGTTAATTCCGGGCTTAAACTGTAGTTTGGTTAAAGGCATATATTATGCCTCCAAAGCTGTAATACGGGCTTCTAATTCTAAGATAGTCTTACAAAGTAATGGCACGAGTTTAGCTTGGTCTATGCTCTGATAATCCGGCACTGACCGTGTACCCATCACGGCTTCTTTTGTTACATTTCCATCAGCATCTACCTCTGCTGCGCTGACTTCATATTCTTCGTCACGCATCGCATCTTTTGCGCCAGAAATTGCTTCTGGAATAATGTCTTCAACCTCATGTGCTAAAAATCCATCAACAGAAACAGCGTTATCGCCATCCTCAATCCACTTGAAACGTGCGGGCTTTAATTGTTTGAGGCGGGTTGTTGCGTTCCAGTCATATTCTACTGCGGTCTTTAAGCGGTAGTCTGATGAGGTATTAAAGGAAGTTGTTGAGCCGTTAGATTCAATCGAACCTTTGCGAGAAGTGCTTGTTCCAGTAAAAAAATCTATTAGTCGTCTAGTTCCACTGGTGGCAGCATTAACGCACGCAACTGAAGCTGAAGAAGCTCCGCCTGATTGCCTCGCAGTAACTATCCCACCGTAAGCGGTTGATGTTGAACCCACCAGTAGATTTCCGTCATGGTCGATACGCATACTTTCGGTAAGAGAAGATGGCGTTCCAGTAAAAAAAGCCATACGCCCTTCACCCGATGAACCATCACCCTCACCAAGTATTTTGGCGGCTGTACCAGCATCAGCGCTGTCTGTATGCGAAAACTCAATAGCACCCAAATCATTGCCAGCAATGGTGGTAGTGTCCTCACGTTTAAAAAGCAACTTTGAATCGCCTTCAAATATAGTAAGGATGTTGCCTTCGAGTCGCATACGCTCTGCTGCGTTGGTAGTAAAACGCATAGAGTTATCATCGTGGTGATAAGCAATTTTTCCTATATTTGCATTAGCAGCATCGCCAAATGCTAATCGGCTTTCCCTGTCACCAGCAGTAGCTTGGGTAGTTATTCTCATTGTGGCAACAGAGGCAGAGGTTGTACCCGCTAAAACTCTTATCGTAGCATCGCCATCCGTATTGTTTGCAAGAACGTCTAGTTCATGCGCTGGTGCGCCATTGATGCCTACATTACTCGAACCAGCATTAATGAAAAAGCAATTGGCGTTTGCATTTGATTCAATGCGGAAGTCTATATCTTGGCTATCTTCATTGAATACTGTTTCGGTTGCATCCAAACCAATTCTTTCTCTTAAAGTTCCAGCAATCATTGTGTCAATTACATATGAAACGTCTTCAGTTCCATCAGATGCGTCCGTTAATATCGCATCAACTCGCACACCTTCCGTTTGTTCTGCCGCATCATTGTCAAACAGGTAACGCGTACGGCCTAAGTTATCACTATCTGCTGGACTACCGCTGTCTCGTTTAAGGTCAAAGCGTGGACCAACGCTAGCATCAGCATCCGTAGATGTTAGTGTAAGCTGAGTAGTGTTATCGGCAGTTGTGATTGTGCAGCCATCAGTTGCGTTAAATGCAGTTGCGTTTAAGGTTGCAACAGATAACGAATTAAAAGCATCCACTACTGCCGCGCCAGATCCCGCGCCATCAAGGTAAACAACTTTAACATCTCCGGGAGCTATAGTTACTGTCGCCCCAGAACCTTGTTTTATTATTATATTTTGTGAGCCTGATGTACCGTTTTCAATAAAATGAACTCTACTTATGGTATTTGGAGCAATAGTAATTGTACAAGCCGAATCCAAAGTGCCTGTATATTTTATAAACATTGATCTAGCTGGGTCTGTAGATCCATCAGCAACCGTTGATGTATGTGTATCAGCGTTAGTTGTTATAGCTTCTGTGCCAAAACTAAGACCTTCAGCTATAAGCTCAAGATTTGTATTAGTTGTTGTTCCCCAAGTACCGGAGCCATCACCAGTAGCTAGCTCATTAAGTCGTAGATCATTTACATAGGTGCTTGCCATTTTTTTGTCCTTACGCTGCTATATCGGTCCAGTTGGGTGTTTGTGAAACTGTTACATCTGTGAAATTTGGTGTTTGTGAAACTGTTACATCTGTAAAATTTGGTGTCTGTGATGGAATAATTTCCCTGTAAAGAACTTCTTCTCCTACCGCTCCTGTTCCTACTACCCCTGTTGGGAATACTCCTACTCCCTCTGCTACACTTACCGTCCCTACTGTGCTAGTTCCAGTTACACCAGTTATAGCAAAAGTTGCTCCAGCCGTTACACTTTCACTTCCTAATGCGCTTGTGCCGACTACCCCTGTTACTGCAACTCCTGCTCCAGCAGTGACGGCTTCATCACCAAGACTTGTTGTAGCTACCGCGCCAACACCAGCAACATTTGCAGCACAGTTTGTTTGTTCATCACCAACGGCGGTTGTGCCAGCTACACCAGTAACTGCAAAAACAGCCGAAGCTTCAACGGTTAGATTACCAACCGAGCCTGTACCAACTACACCAGTGACTTCTACTACACCAGCTTGGTTCCAAGCTCCAGAACCCCAAGTGCCTCGCCCCCAACCTGCAACAATCGACACGGCTAAACTCCGTTATGCAATCCTAATTATAGCATTACTCGCATCCGCTGTGGGGAACTGAATTGTAAAAGTTCCTGAAGTAGATGTTTTATTAGAAGTAAAATCCAACACAGCTACCGCTTTATTGCTATTAGTGTCATTATAAATCAATGCACCCATTGCAGTTATTGTAGCTGTTGTAAAACTAATATCCGCAAAATCAGTTAAAGCTGTTGTCCCAGAAGTGGAAGGAGCAACTTTTGTAAGTGCGCCACCCCCTGTAGCATATGTACCACTTGACGCAACTTCTCCTGTTGTTACAAAAGCAGTGGTAGCCGCACCAAGAGTTGCTGTAGTGCTAGACTTACCACCACTGCCCTCTGCATACAGAGCCAACTTAAAAGCGTTACCATTTGTTGCGAAATTGTGTGTCCCTAGCATCAACTCTTGTTTAAATGCTGTACACATTGCTTGTGCGATTGCCATTACAGTCTCCCAATAGCGTTTGCTAGTTCCATTTGTCCAGCTTCACGGACCTTGGAGCAAATACTAGCACGTTCTTCCTTCCTAGCCAACTCTATATAGTATTGCGCTAGATTCCTTACTCTATCCCTAAAAGCCTCAGCTTGTAAACGGATAGGTTCTGGAGCATCCTCAGAAATATAAATAAGTTTAGTAGCCAACATCTCTGCTATTTGATCGTTAGACAACCCACCATTTTCGGAGGTCACTATATTTACAGCCCCCACACTCCCTACATTTAAATCAAACATTATCATGCCTTCCAAATATAACAGGGTCACTTTCCGCTGGTTCAGGAGGTTCTACCTCAGACTGTCTTGTTATAACAAGCCCTCCATCTTTTACAGTTTGCACTAAAGGATCATCTAATCTGTGGTAGCCATAGAGTTTTTCATTTTCAGGCACATTTGTATCTAGCAAGCTAGAACCATGAGCTACTTCTAATTTAATACCTCTAGTTGCAGCTATCGCACACCAGAACTCTACACAAGCCCTACCTGATTCTGCCATATTAACATTTTTGTAAGTATAATCTATTCCGTATAAACAAATTTGAGTGGCTTTGCTCCAAATAGCATATGCTACGGCATACGCGACAGTATTATTAAAATAACAATACCCAAGCTCGGTAGCGACTTCTTTAAGAGGAAATAATTCTAGTTTTTTAACCCGCTTATCTAACTGACAAGTTATTATAGGGTTTTTGTTTTCTTTTAAAAATTTACGAGCTATCCCTGTTTGGGTTCCCGCATTTTCAGTATCTAAGAAACGACTTACTGGATCCATCATAAACGTCTTATCAACGTGTATAATCCCACCTATACAATTTATACCCCATATTTCATCAAATTCTTGTGAAGCTATTCGTGCAGAAACATAATCGGAAAAGCTACCGCCGAGACCCACTATAGCTATTTTCATGTTCTTGCCCGACTTGGTAGCCCTGCTCTGTATGCATCTGTATTTTCGCGAGCTTCCCCTAAATCTTTTATTCTACCAAGGGCTTCTGAAAATCTTCCATTATACAAATCCAACATATCCCTTTCACCTTTCATATAAGTATAGGCTTCAAATAAACTACCGTATAGAAGAGCGTTAGGAGCATTTTCACTAACCCATGTCAATGTTGTGTCAGGGGAAATCGAAACAATAGTTCCTGTCGGAGGCGTACCAGTGGAATCACCTGTTATAAGTTCTCCAACAACAAAAGTTCCAGTAGGAACGGTAACAACAAACTCTGTGTTTGAAGTAAGGGTGCTAATAGTAGTACTCGCTCCACTAGTTCCACCTGTAATGGTCTGGTTAAGCTGGAAATTGGTTGGCTGGGCAACTCTGCTAATTGTAATGGTAACTTTACTATCTGTTAAACTGGTAGGACGATAATAATAATGAAGCTCTGTAGAAAAATTAGCATTTGGTGTCGGAGCAATTATAAAGTTGGTTACATCGTATGCTGCGTAATATTTAGGTATACCTGTCACGGTACTATCGGGGTAAGATTCTTGAAGAAAATTAACATCTTTTTGTAAAAGAAATACTTTAGAGCCAGAGTTTTCAATAGAAACACTAAAAGAAGCTAAATAATCTGTGGGCATTGCTAAAAATTGATTACCCGAAGTCATTGCTCCAGAAGCATTTTTACGGAAATATTCTAAATCCACCGTTGAAAAAATACGTTGTTCTGCTGCTTCAATAAACCTATTTAAATTAGAAACAAAACTTGTTTCATTATTGTCGGTATA